TCTAACAAATCGTCTCTTATATGTTGATGTTTCTTTTCATTGTTTAATATGCCTGTGAATGAATTGGTTACTGCTTGTGTGTAATATGAAAATGGATTAGATGATTTTGACTCATCAAACTGCAACCCAACTTGGCTAAGTTGTAAGAGGGCTTGTGATCGCATCTCATCAACGTATGTATAACCACGCCAATTTGCACGAGTACTATATCGTTTGCATAATTTTAAAAAAGCCAATGCAAGATTATCAGTCATTATTCCATGCGTTGAACAAAACTCTCCCGCTTCTAAATCACCCTTCCAGTGAGAACGGGCACATTCGTACCATTCATATGGGAATTTTGTGATTTCTGGCTTTATGCGAAAATGTTTAAAAGGTGGGAAATTTGTCTTAACTTTATATGTAAAAGAATTTGCAATTCGTCGTCTTTTTGTTCCATCGGGTATATGATCTGTATTCATTACACGAACAACAACATCATGTATAGTATATGTAGGCCCTTCATCTTCCAAAGCCTTATCCATACTCTTTTCTTTTGCCAATTCTTTAACTCTTGTGGGTCTTAACTTGTATAATTCCTTTTCATCTGGAAGTATTAAGTCAAAGTTCCAACTGAAATCATCAGCGGACCATGCAAAACTCTTTTTGCTTTTATGTATCTCAGCAAGTAGCTCTCTATTGCTCAAATACTGGTTTTTAGTGGGTCTGATCATCAATCTCCTTGAAAGGTCGCTTTACTACTATTATACAACACGAAAACCCTAAAGTCAACCATTATAAATACTCGAACAAGTATAAAGGATTCTGAATATGTTGTATTCTGTTTTGCTTGAAAATAAGCGAGCTAATGATTATGTCGTGTTGTATCCAGGTAGGTTTCAACCATTCCATTATGGGCATAAATCTTCCTATGATCATCTCATTGATGAGTTTGGTTCAGATAAAGTATTTATTATAACTGCTGGGTTTAGTAAAGCGGTACAAACGGCACAACAAAAACTTAAAGCTGCAAAGTTAGTTCACGGAACTGCGGGATATTCACAGTTATCAAAAGGGCATAAAGAACAACTTGCAAAAAATCCAATGGGATTTGATGATAAATTAGAAGTAATGACAGGTGTACATGGTGTACGTCATGATCACACTCCAGAAGAAGACAAGTTAAATGTTGTACATCAATCAAATCCATATCAACCATTTAGTAACTTAACTGATATATTTGGTGAAGATGCAGATTTTGTTAGTACAACAAAAGCAGTAATTGTCGCTATTGGTGAAAAAGACCTAACCAGATTACAAAATAGTGCTGGGTCTCGTTCAACATTACTTCAATTAGAGAATCCAGGACAAGCAAACACATTACAAGTATATCACGATCCAACACCAAATAATCCGAAACCAGATGTAGTATATTATTATTTCGTTCCTAATGTTATGGATGATCAAGGAGCAGTTAGAAGTGGAACTGATTTTAGAAATGATTTAAGACAAGCAGAAACTAAATCATCCAAACTTGATATAATAAAACAACATGTAAGTCAGGATTTTGATATACACAGACATAAAGATATTTTTACAAAATTAACACAACAGATAGGTGATGCATAATGGCAGGTTCTTCAAGTGATATGACTTCTCCAAATAGATGTCAACTTTATACAAAATTTAACTTATCAGAAGCAATTAAAGATTCTGGAGATCCTGAAAAGATCACTAATACAAGTATATTGCAATATTTGATTGAATACTATGGTGAAGATTTTTTCCCTAAATCGGAAGCACCAAAATCTACTGAAGGTAAAACATTAGGGTTCCTTTGGCCATATACACCTACAATTAACACTAACGTATCTGTTGAATATGCTACTACGGGCATAGTTAATAGTCCATATCAATACAATAACTATATTCGTGGTAATGCGCCAAGTATAACAGTCAGTGGGCAATTTAGTGCAAATACAGTACAAGAAGCAACCTTACTATTGGCTATACTTCAATTTTTGCGGTCAGTTACAAAACAAAGATTTGGATCATCAGAATATTTGCCTGGATCGCCACCACAAGTATGTTATTTTACTGCATATGGAAAATATATGTTTAAAAATGTTCCAGTTGTTATTCAAAATTTTAATATGGATTTACCAGAAACTGTTGATTATGTATATATTCCAAATCCATATGAATCTAATAGAGAGGACACAACTGGTGTACCAACATTAATGACTTTAAGTATTACATTTTTAGTTCAATATCGACCAACTGATGTAAGAAAAGAATTTAACATGCGAGACTTTACACAAGGCAAACTTAGTAACAAAGGATATATTTGATGGCAAATGTAGAATACCAGTCGAATAGTCATTTAGCAATGACCGACCAAAATAATGTATATTTGGATGTTTATGAACCACGAACAATACCTGACACTGGTGATGAATTTGAATACACATTACAATTCAAACATCGTTACCGACCTGATTTATTAAGTTATGAATTATATAAAACATCAAAATTTTGGTGGGTATTTAAAATAGCAAATCCAGACAAAATTGATCACCCAATTTGGGATTTTAAAGAAGGACTTGTGCTTACAATTCCTGGCAAAAGTGCAATCAATGCTTTAACGGTTTAAAAAATGGCTGAATTTGAAAATATAGAGTTTAAAGATAATGTTTTAAATGCATATCAAAGTTATGCGTATCATATAACTTTAACAATGATAAACCCAGAAAATGTTGATCAGTATATGGATGATTCTGGTGCTATCAAAGGTGAAGATCAAATTGTTGTAGCCCAATCAGGCACAACAACTCTATTAAACATTGATAATTTAGATGTTCAGGCTGTAATGTCTTTTGCCGGAGGAGCTCGTGATGCATTAGGTGTTAGAGGACAATTTGTATTATCTGAACCAATAACTTTTAATTTATATAGATATTTGTGGTCATCCTTACAATCCTTAAACATAAAAGGAAGTTTATCACAAGCTCGATATATTTTGACTGTTCGATTTGTGAATAGTGCTGGTGAAGAGAACTTTTTTTATAATGATACAAAAGCATCTGTATATAGTTGGCCGATAATTATTACCACTATAGACAGTACATACGGTAGTGCAGGTGAGGGATCTCAACATATATGTAATTTTGTTGAACTTGGGTTTGCTGACTTACAAGATAATTTAAAATTGCTTAAAGGTATTCAAATTGAAAATTGTAAAACTTTTGGTGAAGCAATTAAGGCATTAGAGAGAAAACTTTATGACCAAGAATTTGATGATGTACAATCCGCCACACCTAGTAAGGGCGTAACTGATGTTTTTAAGATTGCAATTAATTATCCTGCTTTAGCCGATAGCAAATGGATTAATGAAAAATATGAAAAATATGTGCAACCTGCAGGAGTAGGAGCAGGTCAATCCGGTACTGTAATGTTAGAACCTAAATTTTCATTTAAAGCAGGTGTAAGTATATCGAATGTTATCAAAACTTTTTGGCAAGCAACAAAAATTAGCGAACAAATTGTTAGAGATATTGAAGCACAGAAGGCAGTAGGTAAAAAAGCAGATTCAAAATCAAAAACTAAAGCGAAAAAAACTTATAGATTAAAATATTATACTTTAAATGCAAATATTAAAACCACAGTATTTGATGAAACTAGAAATGATTATGGAAAATACTGGGATATACATCTTGATCCATATACTGTAATGGATCATAGAAATGACACCAAAAAAGAAGCAGAAGCAGAAAGTATTAAAAGTTTAGAATCGGCAAACTCTAGTGGGCATTTAACTAAATTTTACAGGTATCAACTTACAGGTTTAAATACTGATGTTATTAATCTTGATATGAAATTTAACACATTATATTTTCTTCCAAATCCACCATATGGCGGGCAACTAGCAACATCAGGAGGAACAACACAAACGTCAGCAACACTCAGTCAAGAAAAGAAAAATAAGGCTGGTATTGGTCCAGATGGTACAATAAAAGTAATTGTACGAAATCCACCAGGGACAAAAGAAAATGCAAATCAAGCCTATGCTACTTCTGCCCCAGTCTTTCAAGTTGTAACTGTTGAACCAAGGGCACGGCAACATAAAACAGTTAATGATGATCTTCCTACACAGTTTGCTGAAGAATTTAATTCTAAATCTGATGCTGATGAGGCATTACAAAAAAATGCTGGAACATACTTAACAAATAAAGATTCTGATGAAGATAACAAAACATCACAAACACAAAAATCTAATTATCAATTAATGAATTTAGAAAATATGGCTGACTTACTTAATATTGAATTAGAAATACGTGGAGATCCATATTGGTTTGGACGACCAAGAAAAGTATCACCTGCTAAGTCCAAGAACATTCAAACTGCATACCCAGATTATTTTAAAGGAGGATGTTACTTTTTGTTAGATACCCGGTTTGGTGAAGAATATAATCCATCTGATGGATTAGTACATACTGATCAATTAGATATGTTTGCTGGTGTATATATGGTAACAATAGTAACATCAGCTCTTGCTGGTGGAGTTTTTACACAATATTTAAAGGCAATTCGTATGAGTGCTATAAAGAGTAGTGTTATATCAAAATTATTATTAAAAGCAGATTCACCACCTAAAGAAACACAACAACAAGAAGCAAACGCACCTGAAGCAGGAGGAGGACCAGGATGATAGTAAATGAAGTAAATTCAGGGGTAGCACCCCCAACAAATAGTGCAGTAGGTGGCGGAGCCGCTACTAATTCATTAGGGCAATATCATTTTGCTAGTAGTGGTATAGATGGTGCTGATGCTTTAATTGCACGATTACATCCTGATTTACGGCGCTCAGCAAGTAAAATTATGCGGTGGGCTCGTACAAATACCTATATGGTTGAGGTTTATGAAACAGTCATTAACGAAGATACGCATAATGTACGACTCAAAGATCAATTATTAAATGTTGGGTATAATAATAGTCATCAAAGTACTGGCACATGTTTTAAATTAAAATTTACTGATAATAATCCATTTTTACAAATAACTATGCATCCTGATTATGAAAATTGGGTTGCACAAAATAATCAATCGGCTATTACATCACAAGAAAACATTTACGAAACTTATTGGAAAGCAATTGGTTATTATGCGGAAACTGAAGGTTGGTATTGGGGTGGAAACGAAGATAAAACTAGATTAAAAAATACCGATGTTGAATATGGTAGTTTAAGTATGGTACATTATTTTGAATATAGAGATTGTAGTACTAAACCCGGTGCTTACAAATATCATACTAGAGCTAAAAATGATTTAGGGTGGTTCGATTTAGGTTGTTCCCCGTCACAAGATGAGGATATTTAATGGCAGACAAAGTTAAAATACAACATGGCAGACGTGGCAAACTTGGAACGATAAAAGACCTAGCCCAAACTAAACCAACATCTGGTATATATATTGCTCAAGTTCGTGATGTTAAAGATGTTAATAAAATGGGTTTAATAAGAGTTCATGTTGAGGGTTCACAAAGACCTGATGAACCAGGCGAATGGGCTACGGTTCAATATGCAAGTCCATTTGCTGGAGCAGTTTCACAAGATGAAGCAGAAGGTAAAAGTGTAATGTTTGATTCATCGGCATCGGATTATAATTCAGTTTTTACATCTTATGGAATGTGGTTTCCACAAGTAAAAATAAACAATAAGGTTATCGTGTTTTTTGCTGAAAACGATTTTGAAAAGGGATATTACTTTGCTAATTGTTTACCAGATTACCAAAATCATACGCTACCAGGTTTAGCAAGCAGTAAAAAGAAAACAGGCGGCTCAGGTGGTCTTGCGGCCTTAACATCGCCTACTGCTGGTGGAGGTGGTGGAGACGGAAATGTTGTTGGTGCAGAACGTGGAATTGTTATGCCAGGTGAAGTACCTCCAGGTGTAGAAGGAGATACTGCGGGTGCTGAACGTGTAGAACATCCGTTGACAAATGCTTTAAAAGCACAAGGATTAGATAAAGATCATATACGTGGGCACAGTACAAGTAGTGCTAGACGAGAGTTAACAAGCAAATGTTTTGGTATATTAACGCCCGGACAACATCAATTTGTAATGGATGATGATGCTGATCAGCCATTAATAAGATTACGTACAAGTAATGGTTCTCAAATTTTAATTAATGATGCTGGGGATGGTTTTATATACTTTATTACAAAAAATGGTAAAAGTTGGCTCAATATGCATGGTGACGGGACTATTGATGTTTATAGTGCAAAAGACATCAGTTTTACTGCTGAAAATAACATTAACTTTTTTGCACAAAAAGAAATAAACATTAACGCTAACCAGAATTTGGGTATAGTATCGACAACTGGCAATGTTCAAATAGAAACTAAACAAAAAGATGTTATGCTTTTAGCACAAGCATCAATGAAAATTGCTAGTGGAACCAAAACAATAGAATTACAATGCCCTGCAAATATCGTTTTAGCAGGAGCAAAAGTTGATTTAATGCCTGCGGCACCACCTGGTGGTAAAATTGAACCACTCGAACCAACAAACTTACCTGGAGATCAAGGTAGTGCGTTTGTTAAGCGATTGCCTGAACAAGAACCGTGGAAGGGCCATATTGATTTGGGTGAAGAAGCAATGGTAATTGATGGATATTCATAATGGCAGACTTACCACAAATTGTAAACACTGATAATGTAATAATTAAAACACCAACCGATGTTACTAACATTGCAACTAAACTTTCTGGCTTGTATATTAGTGATAAAGGAAAAAGTTTTATACATGCACTATTAAATTATTATCCTATAGACACGTATATAAATGGAAAATGGGTTATAGGATATGAATTAGAAGATGGCATCAATACACCCAAAGGACTTTTAGAAAGTGAAAGTTGGACATATTTTGATGAATATGTCAAATATGTTGAAAAACGAGTTAAAGCAGTTTTAGGCGGGACGGTAGAGATGACAGGATATCAATTTGATACTATGTGTCACCTTTATATTAAAATGCCGCGAATTGATAAATTAACAACATTGTATGGAAAATATGATGTTGTAGATTTATTGGGGCAAAGAACCGAGGGTTTAAAAACACTTACCCAAGTCATAGCAAACGCAACAGGTGGTGTTGGATCAAGACAAGATAGAATACGTGATGCACTTTTGTTTTATAGTGCTGAATATAGTACTTTTAAAGAACGAGGAACTGCTCGAACTATTGGCATTAATTATCTTCTAAATAGATATCCAAATAATTTCCAAAGTACAACTGGGGCATCTAGTACAAATGATCAAAAAAGCCAAGCAGAAAAAGCATATTATAGACTCACAGGTAAATTTATACCAGGAATGTCAGAAGCAAGACAGCGGGAATTGATTGATTATTTTAAGAAGGCAAAAGAAATAGCAAATGTAATTGTGTCTACTGAGGCAGGAACTTTTAGTTATTAAAGTTCGCTAATGTGGACTTGAGTTTTTGGCAGAATGTCATACTTTCATGTATATTTTCCAGTACAACTTTAACTGATCTTAATTTATTAGTGCATTTGGATCCCTCTTTTGTTTCATGCTTCAAAGAAACATTACTCTGTAACAAAGCAAGATCCAAATCATTTCTTTCTTTTGTTAAGACTGAATTTTCAGCAACCATTTTGTTATAATGAATTTTAATCCCAAGAAGTTGTTTTTCCAAGTCTTGGGATTTATTTTTATCAACAAATCACTCATGTTGTGCAACCCTAACTTCTTCTCTTA